ATGGTGGATTATAACGAACGTAAAAAATGATTTTGCTGGTAGATGCAGACTCATTAATTTTTGCGAGTTGTTTGACAACAAAAGGCGAAAACATTGAATCCCCATTTTACGACACAATAGACAAATGTCAGCATAAGTTTGATGAGCAGTTTATGAAGATTGTAAATGACCTAGAAGAGCATTACGATATTGAAAAGGTTATAGTCTTTAATGGAAGCAAGGGTAACTTCAGGAAGATAATTACATCTAAATACAAAGCCAACAGAAAGAAGATTAACATACCTCCTTTGTTAAATGATATGCACCAATATGTATTTGACAACTATAACGGAATACAAGCGTTCGGAATAGAGACAGATGATATAGTAGCTAGATACTGGTATGAGATTTCTCAGGACATAGGCAGAGAGAACGTAATGATTGTATCAATAGACAAAGACTACAGACAATTCCCAGCTTTGATTTTTAACTATCATTACAAACACAGGGAAGTTCTTGACATAACAGAAGAGCAAGCTATGTACAACTTCTATGAACAGATGATAACTGGCGATAGTGCAGACAATGTTCAATATATGAAAGGAAAAGGAAAAGCATTTGCAAAGAAGTATTATGATGGGTGCAAGACAAAGTACCAATACACAAGAAAACTTTATGAGCTATTCATACAAGAATACAAAGGCAAGGCAAGACAGAAATACACAGAATGTTATCACCTACTAAAATTAAGAACACAATGAACACAATTATAAAGCCGATAGAGTTAGCTAAGAAAATTGAAGAACTTACTGGGTTAAACGTATTTGAAAACACAAGAAGAAGAAACGTCATAGAGGTAAGGTCTTTGCTATGCCACTTACTTAGGTCAAAACTGAAAATGAGATGGACAAGTATTGCATACTTCTTTCAGGAGAATGGTAAACACATCACACACGCCACAGTCATTAATTCTGTAAACACCTATCCATCTAATAAAAAATACAACAAAAACTTAGCTAGACTAGAGAATTATTTTACATTCAAAGAGGATATTCACATTGATGAGATAAACAAAGTACAATACCTAGAAGATAAATGCGAAAAGCTACAATCACAATTAGACCTTCCATTGGTTAAGTTAGTGAGCAGAATACCTAAATACAGAGAAGAGGAGGCATTAGGATTTGTCAGAAACATAGTCAAGAGTTTTGAATGGAAATACAATGACAAAGAAATTGTTTAATTAATTACGTTATATAGTTATGATTGAGAAAATTAGTATCAACAAAATATTCAGCAATCCTGTTAACCCACGAACCATAAAAGAAGACAAATTTAGGAAGCTGGTAAACAGCATTGAAGAATTTCCTGAGATGTTAAAACTTAGACCTATTGTTGTAAATAACGAATATGGAATACTTGGTGGTAATATGCGATACAACGCTTGTAAGGAGCTTGGGCTTAAAGATGTTTGGATTATAAAAGCTGATAATCTTACTGAAAAACAAATGGAGCAGTTTGTTATTAAAGATAATGTTGGCTTTGGAGAATGGGATTGGGATATACTTGCAAACACTTGGAAGCCTGAAGAGTTAAAAGAATGGGGTTTAGATGTTTGGCAGCCCGAACAAGAGGTGGATTACTCTATATTGGATGACGAAGATTTGTCAACCGAGTTAAACGATATGACCGATGGGGTAAAGAAAGCTATACAGATAGAGTTTGAAGCAGAAGATTATGAAGAGGCTCAAGAGTTAGTTAAGTTTTGGAGAGATAGTGGTGCTTACATTGGGTCTATGATTATAGAACACCTAAAAAACGAAAAGAATAAAGTATGAAAATATTTTTAATGTATTATGATAGGTTTAAAAACGCTACGACTTCAAAACTAATATCAAAAGAACATATTGTTTTGTGTCACAACAATAAAGATAAATTTACTTGTATAGGAAGTAAGGGTAAACTTATTGAATCCAAACAACCGAAAGGAATACAAAACAACTTCAATTATGGACTATCTCTATTAGAACAAGATGAATGGGGCATTTTTATGAGTGATGATTTAATAGGAGCTAAAAAGTTAAAAGATAATAAATTTGTTGAATGTGATATAAATTATTCTTTAAATGAGCTTATAAATATATTACAAAAATGCGATAAGATGGGTGTTAAACTTGTTGGATTAAATTGTACTGGAAACCCTTTTTATGCAAAGAAAAAATATTCAAAATTTGGATTAGTTGATGGGAGATGTTTTGCGATTAAAAAAACAAACTTTACTTTTCACGAGAAAATAAATACCATTCCCGATTATTATGCTACAGCTTATCACTTAAATAAATATGGAGGCAACCTCGTTTTAAATTACACTTTTTTATATTTTAAAAGATATGAGAAAGGTGGGCTTGGAAGTTTAAAAGATAGGATAAATGATAAACTAAAAGATGTTTCTTTAATGAAAAATCTATTTCCAAAAAATGTTAAAATAAAAGACAAGCCAAATGAACCTAAAGGTAGTCATATACATATAGCAAGATGAAAATAATAGATTTAATTAAAGTAGAGCACAGCCGAAAAATTGGCAAAGTCTGTGAGTATATAGAACCTAATTTAACAGAAAACTGTATACTATACTCTGATGGTCAAGCAATTGGTTTCTATTTAAATAAGATGCCTGACAAGATGTGTAAACTGGCTAACCTTGCAAACGCTGAGTTTAGAACAAAAAATGTTCCGAAACAAAAGATGAACAGGTCAGATACTGTTTCAAAGGTAAAAGAGGGGATGTCATACAAAGAGGCAGCTCAATTTGGTGTGTCTCAATTATCAACAATACTAGGTTCAACACCTCCGAGACCTCATATGCTTAGACCTTATCCTTCACGCTCATCAGTTCATTCAGTAAAAACTGCTCAAAATTTTATTAAAGCAATGTTGTTGTTAGCCAAAGAAAGTGAGAAGTTAATTCAAGAACTGCTACCTAAACAATATGACAAACAGTTAAAGCTATTACAAGAAATAGATAGCAAGTGGAGATTTGGAAACCTTTTTACTAGCTCAATATCTAATTACAATATATCTGCTCCATTTCATAAAGATAATGGTAACATACAAGGTTCGGTAAATGTCATAATATGTAAGAAGAAAAATTCTAAAGGAGGTGATTTGTACGTTCCTGACTATGGAGCGACATTTGGGCAGCAAGATAATTCTATACTTGTTTATCCAGCTTGGAAGAATGTTCACGCTGTAACGCCAATCACACCCATTCACGAAGGCGGATATCGTAATAGTTTAATTTTTTATCCGTTAAAAGCATTTAAGAAATTATGAACAAAAGTAGACACATAAAAAAAGAATCGATGTTACAAGCTTTGGAACAAAGTTTAGGTGTTGTAACTGTTGCTTGTAAGAAAGCAGATGTACCTAGAAGCACATTTTATAAGTGGCTTAAAGAGGATGAATATTTTGCTGAACAAGTGAAAGATATAGATAATATAGCTTTAGACTTTGCGGAGAGTCAATTACACAAACAGATATCAGATAATTCAACAGCAGCTACAATATTTTATTTAAAGACAAAAGGTAAAAAAAGAGGGTATATTGAAAGGCAAGAAATAACAGGAGCAGAAGGTATGCCTACTAATTTTCAAATAGAAATAATTGACAAAACCGAAGATTCAGACTAATATAGTCTACAAGCATTTAGTCAATAGTGATAAGAAGATTATTGTTGAGCAAGGAGGTACTCGTTCAGGTAAGACTTACAATATACTCTTATACATAATATTTAAGTATTGCACTAGTCAACAGGGAAAGATTATAACAATATGCAGAAAGACATTCCCTAGTCTTCGTTCAACTGTTCTAAGAGACTTTCTTACAATCCTTAGAGAGAATGACCTTTATAGAGAAGAGTACCATAACAAGTCAAATTCTGAATACAACCTATTTGGAAATTTAATAGAGTTCACATCACTTGACCAGTCACAAAAGATTAGAGGAAGAAAAAGAGATTTGCTTTTTATAAATGAGGGTAATGAATTGTTTTGGGAGGACTGGCAACAACTTATATTTAGAACACAGGAAAAGATTATTATTGACTTTAATCCATCAGACGAATACCATTGGATATATGACAAGGTAATTACTAGAGATGATTGTGCATTCTTTAAAACAACCTACCTAGACAATCCTTTTTT